CACCCCGATGTTTTGATGGTTAGTTTTTCTGTTAGCACTATCCTTAGAACATAAGTAAGGAACACCTGTTTCGATTTGTGACTCATAAATTTTTGTCCAAATATCTTGTGCTTTAACTTTTTTACCAAGACCTAAAGAAACCGCCTTACTGTAATTTTGTTCATACTCATCACCAAATGATTCTTGTAATGATTTAATCCCAGCCTTTTTAATATCGTTAGGACAGAACAAATACCAATCACCATTATCTTTAACGGCTCTCATAAAGTTATCAGGAATCCAAAGTGCGGTAAATAAATCACGAGCTCTTAGTTCTTCCGCACCTGTGTTCTTTTTAATGTCTAAAAGATCAAATATGTCTTTATGCCAAGGTTCAATGTAAATTGCTGCAGATCCTGGTCTACGACCTTGTTGGTTAAAGAACCTTAATGATTCGTTGACAATTTTAAGATACTTTAATAGACCACCAGCATATCCACCTGAAGTTGAAATTCTACTTTCTTTACTTCTAAGGTTTGACATTGATAATCCAATTCCTGCAGCGTCTGATGAGAAAGTTGAGATGTCATTTAGTGTGTCTAACAATCCTTTTCTTGAATCAGAGTTATTGTAATGTAATACACAAGAAGCCAATTGAGGAACTTTTGTACCCGCGTTGATCATAATTGGTGTTGCTTTAGAAATTAACTGATTTGATAATGATTTGTAATATTCAAATGCATCTGTCATATTATCAGTAACCCATAAAGCAACTCTCATGTACATATGTTGTGGCCTTTCGATAACCTTACCATTTGGTTTTTTCAACAAGTACATTTCTTGTAACGATCTCCAAGCGAAATAATCAAAATTATAATCATTCTCATGGTTGATTGCTGAGTCAATTGTATCCTCACCATACTCTCTAATAACTTCAATAAGTTTTTCATTGATGGTACCATCATTATATAGTTCCATCATAGTTTGTGAAAAACTATCATTTGTTTCCTTATGATAAGAAGATATTGCAACTGAAGACGCTAATCTTGAGTAATCGTGGTGACTACCGGTATAAGATGCCGCGATCTCATAAACTAATTTATCAAGTTCCTTTGTTGTGATTTCACCTTCAGTTGGTACTGATGTGATTACTTTAATAAAAATTTCATCAGAATTTACATTCAAACCTTTTGAGGCTCTTTTAACTCTGTTATAAATTTTTTGTGGGTTAAACGAAACTGATTCACCCCCTCTTTTAATTATTTTTAATGACATATTCTAAAATTTAAAAATCCTCTGTAAATGTTATTGTTTCATTTATTTTCGCCTTTTGGTATTCCATAGTTCTTGATTCAAAGAAATTACCTTTTGTTTCAACCGCAATTTGTTCCATGAACTTGAAGGGTTGTTCAACATTAAATTCTTTACTACATCCAAACTTAACCAATAAACCGTCAACAACAAATTCCAAATATTGTCTCATTAAGTTTGAGTTCATTCCAATAAGCGAAACTGGTAATGATTCTGTGATAAATTCTTTTTCAATCTCTAAAGCCGAAAGAAGAATTTGTTTAATTCGTTTTTCTGAAGGTTTATCTTCCAAGTGATTATTTAAAAGGTGAATTGCAAAATCACAATGTAAGTTTTCATCTTTAAAGATTAATGAATTAGCATTACACAAACCTTGCATAATACCTCTTGATTTTAACCAAAATATAGAACAAAATGATCCTGAAAAAAATATACCTTCAACCGCTGCGAATGCTACTAATCTTTCTGCAAACGAAGCGTTTTCAATCCAATCCAAAGCCCACTTAGCTTTCTTCTGTACTGCAGGTAATCTATCAATCGCATTGAAACATTCGTCTTTCTCTTTTGCGTTTGAGATATATGTATCAATTAATAGTGAATACATTAATGAGTGAATGTTTTCCATTGCCAACTGAAATCCATAGAAGAACTTAGCTTCAGGATATTGTACTTCACGATAAAAGTTTTCCGCCAAGTTTTCGTTTACAATACCATCGGATGCTGCAAAGAACGATAATACATTTTTAATAAAATATTTTTCGTTTTCAGTCAATGTTTCCCAATCTCTAATGTCGTTGGTTAAATCAACCTCCTCTGCAGTCCAAAAAGCCGCTTGGTGTTGTTTGTAATATTCCCATATATCGTTGTGTTCAATAGGGAAGATGACGAACCGACCAGGATTTTCAACTAGTATTTTTTCCATTTTTATAAATTTAATTATTTGTTAATTTGTTTGTGTTTCTTTTTGTTTTCTTTTGTCAAGAAGTTCCCGAACTCTTTGTCTTTGTCTTTCTTCTTTTTGTTCCTCAAGACCTAAGAAAGTCATTGAGCTTTCAGTATCAATTTCAAGCATTGCGTTGTCAAACTTACAATTCTCGAATACAACTCCATCATCACCAATACGAGATTTTGTAATTGCAATTGTTGCCAATTTTAATTCTTTTTGTTGTAAAGTTTTAGCAACTGATATAATAACATGTCCAACTTGTGCCTTCTTAATAGAACCACCCATTTGGTCTGTTGTTACAACTTCAGATGATATCGAAGATCGGTTACCTTGTGTTGCCGTCCAACCAACAAGATTCATTTCGTGACACATGGCCTCAAATGCTCTCATTACTGACCCCTCACTTTTCCATTCATCACCTAAGTTTTTTTCGGGAACTATACAATCAATATAATCTAAAACAATCATATCAACTTTTATTCCGTCAGAAACCATCTTTCTAATTTGATTTTTGATTTGTAACATCGTCATAGTATCAGATGGTAACTTTTTCATAATCAATTTGTTCGGCATTGATTCCTCAATCTCTCTAACTCTTTTTACAACTTCATCTTTCTTTTCTGACAAATCGTCAGGATGAACTTTAGTCCATAAAGTGAAGTGTTTTCTTTGGATTACCTTTGGGTTATCCTCAAAAAAGATCTGAAGTACATTAAAACCTAAGTTAAATGCGTGATTCGAAATCTTTGTTAATACAGTTGATTTACCAACCCCCGTAGGTGCTAATATAACACCAATTTCTCCTTTTGCCAAACCTCCTTTTAACAATCTGTCAATCCCTGGTATTCCCATTGGAATCGGGTGCCTATAATCATCTTCAAGGACTTGATCTAAGTTTGAGAATACATCCAACATTGATGTATCTTTTGCTCCAACCTGAAGGGCCGTTTTGACCATTTCTTCAAGGGTGTCGTAATTTTCAAACTCACCCCCATCAATGATCTTTTGTGCCTTTCCCATTACCTTCTGAAGTTCTTGTTGTTTACAAAACTTCATAGCCTTTTCTTGTACAAAAGCCACGCCATCAATAGGTGCATCTTTAATTTTCTTAATAGTATCTAATACAATTTTAGACGCTGTTGCCTGTTGTAACTCAGATTTTGTTATCTGATCAAGCGTTTCGAATGATGGTGTGTGGTCGTATTTTAGATAATACTCTTTCACCATCTGTATGATTATTTTGAAGTACTTGTTTTCAAAATAATTGTTCTCGATAACATCAAGAATTGAGTGTGAAAAATCTTTATCTACAATGATTTGATTTAATAATTGTAATTGAAATGTGTTCCCTAAATACTCAAAATTTTTACTAGTCGCCATATGTTTTTTCTTCTTTTAGTAAAGATAAATAGTACTAGTTTTTGATAAATTCAGGATACGAATAATTAAATTTTTGACCTGAAAAAATGTCAGTGAACTCAGCCATGATAGCTTTTAACTTTGGGCGTAGGTCTACGGTGTATCTTACCTTTGGGGGGTATGGTTTAGCGTCAAACTGTCTATGACAAATTGTCATATCTCCAACCTTAATAATTAAATTAAAATTTTCTGGACCATCAGTAATCGATGTATTTAATAGGTCCGGGTTTTCTAAAATCTCATATTGATTATCTAACATATAAACAACAGATCTCATTTTTAGATCATACTTAAGTTCATGAGATAGACTATCAACATGATTATAAAACTCTTCAGATTTGTGAGCGTTTTTATTAAACCCTCTCACATTAAAAAATCTTTGGACAACGATGTTGTCATTACACATTAACAAAAATTCTACTTTTGTTATATCCTGTTCTTTCATTTGTTTTTTTTAGTTTTTTTTGTTTCTAAATTTTTGTTTTTCTTTTCTTGTCAGTTTGAGAAATGGTTTTAAAAATCCCACCCAAGCGTCGTCACCCTTTGGTAGATATTTAAAAAACCCGTCCTCCATCATCATTCGAATTAAATTTCTATGTCCTCTTCCATCGGGATCCATCGACTCAGAATAATATAGTCCTACTAATTCTTTTTCCTCTTCATTCAAAAGTGGGTTATCCAAGTTAACAAGTTTTTCATTAATTTGAAAAAACTCATCTCCAAAAATTCCCTCTTTTGTTTTCCCACTTAATAGGTTTTGAAGAGCGACATTTCCTTTTTCTTCTTTTAAGAGTTGTTCACTCTTTTGTAAAATATAAGATAATTCTACATATTCTTCAAGTAGTTCAGGAAACATTTTAACTAAAGTCTTCTCACCAAGATAAAAGATACCATCAATGTTATCTGAACTATCTCCTGTGAGAATTTTAATTGTTTTAACATTATAGTGAGGAACTTTAATATCGTGAAGTTTTATTTTGTCCCCATTCTTATAATATTGTTTTGTGGATGGTGAATAGATGGATACTTTCTCCCCAATAAGTTGAGTTAAATCTCTATCACTTGAGAATATCGTTTTATCTTCGTCTAATGAGACTTTACAGTAATGAGCAATTAAGTCATCAGCTTCTGCATTTTCTGTCTCCAGTTGTCTTACAAACATCTCCTCAAGGTATTGTTTTACCCTTTGTTTCTGATCCAAAAAAGATTCCTCTTTTGATTCTGTTTCTGAAGATTTACGATTTAACTTATACTTGGGATAGATTACCCTTCTTTGGACTGATGAGGTTTTAGAGTCCCAAAAAACGACAACCTTATTATAGTTGTGTTCTTCTAAGAATTTACGAAGAGTATTTAGAAAGTGCCAAACACCACCGACATGTTTTCCATTGTGATAGAATTCTCTAACACCGTGAAACCCAATTTTCAATAAATTATTTCCGTCTACTAATAATGTTTTGGACACTTCCTTAAATCTTAAATGATTTCTACTCAACCTCTTCTTTTTCTGTTTTCAAATCAAAGTCACCATCAACTCCGATTATGTCTTTCCAATAGTCGGCATATTCTTTTTTATACTTTTCTATTGATGCCTTTTCCTCTGTTGTATCCTTACCAGGTAAGAATCCGTGTGGAGTCACAATAATTCTTCCGTCTTCAAACCCAAGACCGTTGATATGGTTTTTCATAACCGATACCTTTGTTCTTGAAGCGAACTTAACA